GTGGACGCGAGGTAGCGGTCAGCCGTGGTGGAGTCACCGATTGTCACGTCGAAACCGGCAGTGTCGAACGCAGTGTCAGTGGTCACGGAACCTCCAATCACCGTCGCGCCGGGAGGCAGCGGGATGATCTCGAAAATGCCAGCAGCACCGCCAGCGTTGGCAGCACCGAAGTCAACGGTGTTGCCTGCAGTGTTCACCATCGTGTCAGCGTACGTGAACGTGAACTCAGCCACCAGGGGGTACTGAGCAGTGCGGGATTTGATCTTAAGAGTCATGGTCTAGTGTCCTAGAAGTTTGTGATGGCCTCGGGGCCGAAAACCTCTCGGGCTACGGTGTCGTATGCCCGAGCTGCCGCTTCTGCGGTCGGGTATCGTTTCTTCAGATGCGATACCCCCTTGTATGTGAGCTGTGCTGTCCAGCAGTGCCGTGTCTTGTCGTAGCTAACACCTTTAAAACCCCATGGGTTGGTCCGTAGGACTTGTTTGCGGTCGCGAGGTTCGCTGCTAGTCCACCCTGCCGGGGGCACAGACAAGTCGTTCAGGTGTGCGTAGTCACCGAAATGCTTTTGCGCAGCGACGTTATATGCAGCAGCAGCATCGACATCGGTATTGAAAGCCCCGAGGTACAGCACGTCTCCACGCACCACCAACTGAGCCTTCCAAAAACCCCGTCCTGACGGTCGCTTTTGCCACGTCACCCCTTTGAACTGAGATGCCCCGCGAGCCCGTCGCCGGTTCGCCTGGTTCTGCGAGTTAGAGCACACCCGTAGGTTCACCCTGCGGTTGTCCAGCGTATCGCCGTTGACATGGTCCACCATGAGACCTTTAGGTGCCTGCATAAGCACACGGTGCATACGACCGAGCTTCGCATTGGCTGCGTACCCGCCGTTTAAATGCCACGTATGTTCTGCCAGCATCTCGTAATCCTCATCGTCGACCTTAGCCGTCTTGCCTCGCGTTAGGGGTATCTCTTTGGTCATATCTTACACCTATCTTAGTTAGATGTAAGATTATAACTCGTCACTGCGCCACAAAACAAGAAATGACCCCGAAGTCTTCGACCGCGTTGGACTCATAGATGTTCCCGAACTTCGGCTTCAGGAAGCCGAGGATCTTGCCCACAGCGATGCCCTGGGTGTTGCCGTAGTCGAACTCTTCCTCGTTCCAGATCGGAGCGCCGATGTCTGCCATCGCCAGTGCCTGAGCACCACAGAACAGCATTTGGCAGCCGTTGATCGTGCCTCCCGAGCCGTACTTGCCCGAAGACAAGCCAGAAGTGTTGGGCACATGACGGAACTCGTGCAGGTAGATGCCGTCGATCTTGACAGTGTCACCGCTGAAGAGCTTGTCGTTGATGCCAGAGTTCTGGCTGTAGCGCAAGTTGGCGTTGTAGTCAGCGTCTTGCTTCAACTTCGCCATCGCTTGAGGCGTCAAGAAGGCGTGGAACGTCTCCTGACCGCCCTCGCCGCCGACACCGCGCATGTAGCGGTCTTTGGCGTATGCCTTGAGCTGCACGAATGTTTTCCACTGCGGGAAGTCAGCAGAACCGACGTCAGCAGAAGTGTTCGTGCCCGTCGCGCTGGTGTGCAGAGTGCCAGTGGTGGCATTCCAGCGAGTCACACGGCGAGTGGACGGGGCAGCCACGTCTGCGTTGAACTCCAGGTACTGGAGATCGGAGCCGACACGGGTAGCGCCGTTGGGTTTGTAGGCGTAGCTGATGCCAGCCAGGGTCTGGAACGCCATCTGATCGATACGGTCAGCGAGCCAGTACGCCAGAACGTTTTTGCTGTTCTCGCGGAAGCTAACGATCGATTTTTGGTCGGCCATGCGACCTTCGTGGCGGTTGGCGTGACGCAGCTGATCGATACGGATCACCTGTTCGAAGGTTTGCATGCCTTCTTCGTTGCCTTCCAACGTGCGGTCTCCTGCAACACCATCGCCAACCAGATCGGCCAGCAAAGTGATGACTGCGCGGGCGCCTTTCTCGGATTTCTTCAGCTCAGTGATATGCTGAATCATCGAGTTCGAGCCGGAGCCGAGGAATTTATTGATGAAGGACTGATTTCTGGCATTTTTCCAGAGATCGAGGCTCCACAAGGTTTTTTGCTCGTTCGTGAGCAATCCAAAATTGGTCAGGGCCATGAGAGGCGCCTCCTATAGCTAAACAACATGAACAAACGGCTCATCTGAGCCCCTTTGCCGCAATGTCGTCGCAGCTAACGGAGGTGGAGATTTGTGTCGGAAACCTACCTAAACCGATTCAGATACTATAGCACAATCTAAATTAGATGCAAGATGGTAATGCGTCGCGCATCGTCGGTTGGAACGTGTGTAGTTTGGCCTTGGCTGCGAGATACGCCTCCCTGGCCGCCTCGGAAGTGTCAAAGTACCCGACGTGGTGGTGCACGCCTAATAGCGTAACCCGTGACCTCCACCGCTTGCCTACCTGGACCACGCCAGGAGTCCCGCTGCTGTTGTCACTCCGTCTAGCTGCATTCTGGCAGTTCTGATACCTGGACGCCAATCGGAGGTTTTCTAACCTGTTGTTAGTCCTAACGCCGTCGATGTGATCGACGTCTTCCGGCGGGAAATATCCATGGGTATACAACCAGGCTAATCTGTGGTGCAGGTAGTTCTTCTGATCGATCATCGAGGAAATATACCCGGTGTTATTCAAAGACCCGACTACCGAGCCGACAGGCTTACGGCCTTTGCCGCTCTTGATGTTCGTGAATTCCCCTGTCAAAGGGTCGTAGGAAAGGAGTTCTTTGAGACGAGCTTGTGTGAGCATGGCGCACCTATCGTGTGGCTATCTGAAGAGGGTAGGCAGGCGGTGATAAGTCGCTCTTCGGGATGCAGCCCTAGCCTATCCGTATTTTAGTCTAACTTAGATGCAAGACAAAAAGGGGTCTAGCGACCCCAAAGCCGCCAGACCCAACACCGGCCACACCGCCTGTGACCAGCCATGAAACTCACAGCTCGTCGCCGCGCAGCCGGGCTAGGGTCTCTTCTGACAGCTTCGCAAACTCACTCTGGCTCAGCTTCATAATGTCCTGGGCGCTCATCGACGCCCCGAGCTTCTCACTGTCAACGCCCGTGGAGTTCAGACGCGGAGGTGTTTTCGCAGCAGCCTCGCGTACCTTCTCGACCGCGCTGGCTTTACGCTCAGCAGCCACGTCCTTCTCACTGACACGAGGGGCAACCGACGTGGCCAGCTCCTGTTTTGTCGTGCGGGGCTCCACCAGAGCCTTGACAGCCTTCTGCAGGGATACGGTGGGGGTATGGCCCTTGAGCTTGTACGCCTCCATCAGATCGATGACCTCGTCAGAGAGGTCTGCGTCGAAGGACTCGTGGTCAGGGTTCAGCGTCGGGAACGCTGCCTCGATGCGCTCCAGCGTCGTGTTGTAGCGCACGCGCTCAGTGGCACGGATCTCAGCCGCCTGGATCTTCAGGTCACTCCGAGCCTCAGCAATCTGGCGCTCGGTGTGGCGGATCTTCTGCATCAACGCGGCGGCCTTGTCGATCTCGCCGTCAGACAGCAAACGAGCGTGCTCCTTGTCCATCGCCACGATAGAGTTCTCAGCGGCGGTGATCTCGGCGTTCATGTCTGCGATCTGCCCGCCCTGCTGGTACTTCGCCAGCTGACGCTCCAGCTCGGCACGCTTCTCGCGCTCCTTCTCCAGGATAGCCTTGTGCCGGGACTCAGGGATACGCGCCTCGCGCTTCTTCTCCTCTTTCCCGTCCTTCTCTTCGCCCTTCTCGTCCAGCTCAGCAGCCAGCTCCTCGGCCTTCTTCTCAGCCTCCGGGGGTTCTACTTCGGGCGTGGGCTCAGGGATGATGTCGCCGCGCTTGAGCGCTTCGGCGTCGATGGGGGAGTCGAGCGTGGTTTCTGTGGTCATGGTGGATCCCTTGTTTTACAGTTGTTCGGAGAGCTGCTGCTTCAAGGCATAGCCCATCAGTGGCCATACCTTCTGTTTGGCGTTCTCGCGGGCGATCTTGCGCCCGAGTTCTGCGTCGAAGTTTTCCGGACTTGCGCACGCGGACTCCCCGGTTACGGTGAAGCCGTTGCGCAGGACCAGGACGCAGAAGGTTAGAAGGGCGTACTCAGTGGTAACGACGACCGAATGGTCGCCTTCTTCACTCAGCGCGCGACCGTTGATGCCATCCAACGCCGTGAAGTACGCCTCTTTGGCGATGTTCGCCTCAATGTCAGCAGGCGTGACGCGCGGGGCAGTCAGACCTTTGGCCTGGATTTCCTGCTCGACGTCGTCGCAGGTTCTGGGGGAAGATATGTCGTACATAAGCGGTGTGCCTTATCTGGGGGTTGTGGGTCGTGGCGCAGGTCTAGCCGCCTGCTGCGCCGCCTGTTGTTCCGCCTGGCGTCGGGCGTCCATGCGCTTCTGCGCCATGTCCTGCTGCTTGAGCAGCAGGTCGTCACGACTCTGCTGCTCCTTAAGGGCGTGCTCGCGTTCTGCAATCGACATCTTGTGCTGTGCCAGCTGCTCATCGAGCGACATCTTGTGCTCAGCTGAGCGGGCCTTCACCTCGACCTCAGCCATCTTCGCCTGGGCCTGGGCCTGTCCGCTGCCGTCGTCGGGCTCACCGTTCTGGAGCACCTCAGTCTTCGCCAGAGTCTCCTGGACCTTCGCCTGCTTGAGCTGCGCGTCGGCCTGCTTCTGCTGGGCTTCGGCCTGGGTCTTCGCCAGCTCAGCTTGCACCCCGGCTGTCTGCAGCTGCTGCTGCTGCTGAGCCTCGGGGCTGTTCGACTGCGCCTGAATCTTCTGGATGATCTCCTTCTTGTGCTGCAACCGGCTGGCGTCGATGAGCACCTCGTCGGGAATCGACACGCCAGCTTCGCGCAGGGCCATGGCCTGCTCAAACTGGCTGTCCTCCAGGGTCTCGCGCACGGGCACGGAGGTGACCACCACGTCGTACTCACCGAGGGTGAGGTCGTTGATGATCTCCTGGTACGGAGACTCCGGCGGCTCCATGCCGGTCTCTGGCTCAGGGTTCGGCTGGTTAATGGCGAACGTCTCCGAGGCGCCCGTAGCCTGATCGTGGGTGATCGACATCAGCCGAGGCTCGGTGTAAAACTCCTGGACGAGGTCCAGGATGTTCCGCGCCAGGATGCCGTCGGTGCGCACGAGGTTGTCCAGGGGTTTGACGAGGTTCGTCGAACCTGCCTTCTGCTTCGCCTGGATGGCTTTGGCAGCGACATCAGCCCGGTCCATCCCCTGCATCGAGTCAGAGATGCCCGAGATCGTCTTGATCGACTCCTCGGCCTTGTAGCTGATGCGGTCAAGACCCTGAGGTACCTGGTTAGGCGCAATCTTCTGGACATCCTTGTCGGGGTCACCGTTGACTTCGATAACCAAACCCGTTTGCGCACCTTTCTCCTCCAGCTCCTCGACGGTCATGTTCGTCAGCGCCCCGGCACGCACCTTGTAGCCGCTGTTCGCTGTCGTGTTCACCACGTGCAGCTCCTGGGAGGTGACCTTGTTCAGCAGCTCCTGGGGGCCGATGAGGTTCTCAACGAGCCCGATCGTGCGCCCACGACGGAAGTGGGGGAAATACGGCACCACCGTGAGGTGCTTGTAGGGCGACCAGTCGTCGTGGAGCACGATGTTGTCGGCCACGACGGTCCACCGGATACGACGAACGACCTTCGGGACCACCTGTAGTCCGTAGTTGTCGACGAAGAAGGCGATGCGGTCACGGTTAAACTCCTCTGGGACCGGGCGCATGTCCCCAGTGCGTGGATCAAGGAAGTGCTTCTGGCGATCGAGCTGACGGTACTGGCGCTCGATCACGCGGATGTTGCGCACAGTGGTGAGGTCTCCGCCGGCTTCGGCATAGGCCGTGTTCGTCGGGTCCCCGAAGCGATCCCGGTGCAGCATCATGCTGTCGAAGGAGTATGTGAGGCTCGAGCCCACCTTACTGCGCAGCTCCTCCGCGTCCTCTTTACTATAGAGCATAGCGATATCATCAGCCGTGAGCCACTTACTGATAAACACCTCGCTCCACTTGTCAGGGTCGTAGTCCTCGCCGTCGGGGTCCACGATGACGTTTTTCGGGTTCAGGTTCGCAATCGACACCTCCCCCTGCATACTGTCACCGTAGTCCAGGCGCACGTCGAGGAAACCACGCCCGGTGATGATCCCGTCGGCGAACATCTCCGAGCGTTTCCAATCGAGCTGACAGTTGTCGCTGATCTGCTTGTAGACCTTGTTGAGGATGTCAGCCGTGTCGGGGTTCGACCCACCACGCGGGCGGAAAGAGATCTCCGCGCGGTTGTTGATCTGCTCACCCATCACGTTGCTGACGGTGGCCATGATCTTGTTTATCGTCAAGGCCGGGCGCTGGACCGCTGCGAGCTTCGCTCGGTCTGCAGGCTCCCACTGGTCACCCGCGAAGAAGCGCTCGCACTTGTCGGCCTTGTGGACATACTTCGCATGCCCGACGTCGCGGCAGTAGACGAACCGGCGCCATGTTTTGAGTGAGAGTTCTGCGTTGACTGGCATGGTGGTGTCCTACTTGAGAAACTTCAGCTTGTAGAGCGTCTGCGCGGTCAGCTCCTCGAGCTCCGCGAGGATGTTCAGCAGCGCCTGGGAGCCCTTGGCGTCCTCTTTCGCCTCAGCCTTCACGAGGGTGAGGTACGTGGAGACGAGGGCGATGGGATCAGAGTGGTCGGGCGGGGGTACTTTAGGGTACGTGGGAATTTTTCCCTCGAGCCCGGTATAAACCTCTGCGTACTTGTCGACCAGGGGGACCAGGGCGTCGTAGAAGTCACCCAGGGCCACGTGCTGGGCGTATGAGCGGGAGCTGAGGTGTGCGAGGTGCGCAGCTGTACGGACTGCGAGGGAGTTCGACACAAACTGAGGGCAGGAGTTAGACATAGTCAGGCAGCCATGAACGAGCATTTAGCGCCCGTGAGGGTAAGGGTGTCAAGCCAGGATTTATGGGGCTTTACTTTCGCTTTACGCGGCGGCTGGGTGCCGATGGCGAGCTGGACAGCCCAGGAGAGGGCGTCACAGTTGTGGACTAGAACGCCGTTGGCGTAGTAGACGTGGGCGTCATCCACCGTTAAGTTGTAGACGGGCCTTGCGCCTAGCCTTTTTCTGCTGGTTATATTCAGGGTGGTCACGCATCCACTGCTTGTTGCCGCATGAGCGCCCGCAGAACTTCGCGTCTGAGAAAGGGGATGTGAACTGCGCCCCGCAGTAGCTGCAGGTGAGCTCGTGTTCTTTGCGGTGCTCCCAAGACTTGCGAGCATTGTCAGCGTGCCATGCCAGGCCCTCTGGAGAAGCGTGCCATGCTTTGGTAAGCGGGCGGATCCGCTCGAGGTGCTCGGCCTGCTTCTCGCCTTTGCCCCGTCCTGGGTGGGCAGCTGCGTGGTGTGCTGCAGATAGGCATTCGAGGTTGGAGATGTCATTGTTGGTCGTGTCGCCGTCCTTGTGGTGGACGTGGTACCCATCGGGCACAGGACCGTGGTGCTTGATCCAAAGGGCGACGTGGTAGAAGCTACCAGACCGCGAGAAATAGTTCCGCAGGTGCTTGCGAGGCGACTGCGGATAGCGGCGATAAATTCTTCCGTCGAGCTCCATGCGCTCGCTGGGGACTGATTCTGTGTATACCCGCACCATGATGTATTACCCCTATCAATAGATACAATCTCATGGTATTCTAACTTAGATGTTAGACCGATTCCCCCCAGTGGTACAAACATCCGCGTTACTGGGCACCAAACCGGGTGGCCATAAGTCCCAGTCAGTGTGCCCCCGTTGGATAACCCAAGCTCAGTCACTTCAGCTGCTGGGTTAGTCATGCTAGCCGCGCTGACTCTGCACGGCCCTTGGGGGGTGGCCACGTACTCGCCTACCTCCACCGCCTCGATCGGCTTCGTGGTCCCGTCGGCCATCGTTATCAAGGTTCCAGCAATCAGGCATTGATCGTCGTGGGCACCGGCAGGGAACCTCAGCATCTCGAGGCGGCAGGCGTCGTACCAGTCGGCGGAGGCGTCGAAGCTGACCCGCCCCTGCTGCATGCAGCCCTGGAGAGGTCGCGCACGTGCGAGCTTGTCAGTGATAGGTTTGAGAACCTGAGTGGAAAAGTACGCCCGCTGCTCGTGCATCCGTTTCTTCAATAGAGTGCTGATGGCCCGGTAGATCTGCCCGTCTTCGAAGCCCACGATCTGGTTTGGAGTGTACCACTTCTTACTTAGATGTAAGATGGCATCCACAATCTGGAGGGCATCCCCGGACTTAAACCGGACCATGTCCGCCACGTGCAGCGTGTCGTCCTCATCCTGCAGGAGCACCACGCCGACGGTGTAGTCGTTGAGCTTCTTCTCGCTGATGGCGAAGTCCCATGCGATGAACACATTGGCTCGTTTGATCGGGGGAGGGACGGCACGACGGAACTGCTCCTTCAGGAAGTAGTCACCGTCGTCGGGCACAGGGTTCTGCTGGTAGAGCGCAGACCAGAAGCGTGGGCTGATCGTGCGCTTGATCTGTTCGAGCTTAGGCAGGTCGTAGCGATCAGGGTGGAGCGCCTCACCCTTGCGACGGTAGAGGATCTTGTCTGGGTGATCGGGCTCGGTGTCGACGATCAGATCAGATGTGGGGTCCAGCCACTCATCGTGTTCGGCGATGGCTGGGTACTTGACCACTGTGAACTGGTCTGCATCGGGATCCTGGGCCATGGCCACCTGTAGACGTCCTGCAAGGTCATCGTCATGCCACCACGTTTGAACGACTAAGACTCCCCCTCCGGGTGCAAGGCGGGTGTAGGCAGTGGAGCCGTACCAGTCCCAAAGTTTTTCGCGGGTGTCGGGGGAGTCAGCTTCTTCTGCATTTTTGATGGGGTCGTCGATGATCAAGAGGTGTGCGCCCTTGCCGGTAATACCACCGCCCACGCCTGCTGCGACGTAACCGCCTTTGGAGGAGGCGAGGGACCACTCCTCCGCGCTCTGGTTGTTCGGGTTCAGCCGGATCTCAAAGACGGGGTGGAACAGGGGGTCTTCGAGCACCTCCTTCACCTTCTTCGAGAACGACATGGCCAAGGAGACGTTGTACGAGCAGGCGATGATCTCGTGGTCTGGGTTCTTGCCCAGGTGCCAGGCGGGGAAGGATCGGGAGCACAGCTCGGACTTGCCAGAACGGGGTGGCATCAGCAGCATCAGGCGCGGAGACTTGCCGTCCACCACGTCCTGGGAGAACTTTTCGAGCCTTCGACAGATGTCTTTGTGCACCCAGCCGGCCTTGTAGCGGGGGTTTATGCGTTCTACAAAGGGCAGGAGGCTGCGTCTGGCCAGGATACGGCTGGCGAGCTCTGCGTGGGGGCTTGTAGGTGGTTTTGGAGTCATTTAGAGGGGTTCTGGAGGGGTATTTGGGGTCACATCCTCCACGAAAGGGAGGGCTGGGGCGTCTTTTTGGATCACTTCGAGCAGTTCTGCGTCTGAGAGCTGGGTCAGCTGTTGCATCGTGACGTTTCCGGTGACGTCCACTTTGACTTTGTGCTCCACCGGGGCCATGTAGCCGCACATTTTGGCGATCTCTCGCCACCCAGACACCATCGTTGCGGGTTCTGACATGAGCTTGGCCATCTCGATCGCTTCGAGGAAGCCGTCCATGACCTTCTTGCGGGTCATCTGAGATTCCTCTTCGTATTTCTTCTCGTACTGAGCCTTCAGGCGCAGCACGTTGGGCATGTGTACGAGACGGTAGGCCATGCCTGGGGATGCGAACCCAGCGCGGAGGGCTGCATTGTTGACGGAGTCACCTTTGGCCCAGTTTTGGACGAAGAGTTTTTGTTTCTCAGTTAGAGGTTTGTCGGGGGAGACTGTGGCGGCACTGGCGTTGGTCGAAGTGTTGGGGTATGAGCGAGCTTGTGCGAGGGCTGGGGCGGTGTTTGCTCCGCGCTTGGTGTTGGCACGTGTGACTGGGAGTGGCGTCGTGCTGACTTTCTTCTTTCCGAAGTCAGCGAATTGTTCGTAGGGTTTGGCTCTGGGCATGATGGGGGTAGATTTTAGATGTTAGACGAAATTCTGACAATTTTGGTTTTGCAAAATTTTTACAGATACGGCCCTCAAGACACTATATACCCAGTGCGTCAAACGCCGTCCCTGGTTCGGATTCGGATTACCAACTCCACCGAAAGGAGTCTCTTCGTCCTATTCCATATGAGAAACGTTCTCGGTCACGTTGCTCATGCATCAGTGCCATGGTCACAGTGCGTTGTGGTTGCGTGCGTTGTGTTGGTTGTGTTGTTTTATTTGTCGCCGGGCTAGCGCCCGGTCGTTTGGTCTGTTGTTGTGGAGTTGACGGACGAGGTGTCCGTTGACCCGTTCACTTAATGGAGAGTCATCATGAGTATCAGCAAGTTTGTAATGGTTGGTGCAGTTAAGACTGTTGGCGCAACGGCACGCGGCGCCTGCTCTGTGGCGTACGCCGCAGGCAATGACATCAGCGTCGGCTTCGATGCCGCATGTAAGGAGACCGAGCGCCAGGTCGAAATGACTAAGGCCCACGTGGCGCAGCTGCAAGACGCACGCGCCCGTAAGTTGGCGGTCGCACAGCAGCTGCGTGAGCAGCTCGCAGCGCAACAGACTGCAAAGATGGCAGCCGTCGCTGCTTAACAAAGGTCGCGGGGCTTCGGCTCCGCGTGTCTAACATCTTATTTAGTTCGGAGAGTATCATGAACGTTAAAGAATTGAACGTTGTTGTCGCGGAGTTGCGGCAGCAAGTTGCAGACCTGCGCGCACTTATCGACGCACAAGGTGCGGAGATTACGGCGTTGCGCGAACAGCGTGCGCCTACGGTGACGCAGATGCACATTCAGCATTTCGACCGCGAGCAGCGCCTTGCTGCGGTCGCGAGGTTGAGCGCTAAGCACCCGAACCAACGCAGCTTTTCTCCACAGGAAGTCGCGGCAGAGATCGCATGCTCAGAATGAGCGCAAACATGGTCACGTTTGAAAAACGTGGCCAGCAGCCGAGAGGCTGCCGGGATACGACGTGAGTATGGGCAGAGTAGGCCCCGCCCTACTGGCTTCGCACTTTTTGCGAAGTGGTTATGGGCGGGGCAAGTTTGGCACCTCGCTACTGGGTGCCGTAGGAGAAGGAACATGGAACAAAGAATCAAAGAATTGATCCGGCGCATCGAGCGCTTGGAAGTGGCGTTGCGTGCGTCGGCTGATGACGAGAGCTTTGTGCATCAGTTAATGTGTCTGATCGCGGGGTACGAAGCCCGCGTCGAATATCTTAGGACGACGCAGTCACGTGTCGTCGAACATTTTCTTGGGTGAGGTACGAAGATGATTGACGCAGTAATTATTTTCGGACTCATCAACGTAGTTTTTGAGTTCGTGCTTTTATGCATGATCCCGCCAAAACTTAGGCTTCGGATCCTCGGATCCAGGGCTTGGAGCCGGGTAATGCACGTAATGGTAATGATAATCATTCTCATCTGTCATTGGGGAACATTGATAGGCACGATGAGTGGCTTCTTTTCGTTCATCCTATCAATGGTGACTGTAGAGATCGCAAAGTTGACGTTTGGGTACATCACCCCCGACGAGAAATTCCACCGTCGGATCATCGGGTATACGGTGGAAGAACTTCGGTGGGAGACCGACTAGCGTCGGTCTTTTTGTCTGTTAGATTGAAGAACGGGGCGCGGTGTCCCGTCCTGTTTTTATTTGGAGAAACAACATGTTTGCATACAAGTACATCGAAGGGAGTGGCGGATCACTTCGTATGTTCTCTCGTCCCATTGGGACCAAGGTAGCACACCAATGCGGTGTAGAGCATGGCTATACGTCCACCGGACGAGAAATCGTCGTCCAGTGGGAAGGGGATGTAAATTTTGATAGCGGCTATGCCGCACACACATGGACCGACACGCCCACTAATCGCAAGAAAGCATGGAAGTACTTCAACGAGTACCACTAGTCACCTCCAACACTGCGCATTCAGCAGAGTGCGCAGTATGGAGACGATTTTGTCTTCACTAACCCAAAGAGAACACCATGTTCGCAGTAATCACATTAACCGCAGATGCATCCACACCCTGTGTGGCCATCAGATCGTTCTGGGAAACGAAGGAAGCAGCAGAGATCCAAGTAGAAAAGATACGCTACGCGTGCAAACCGATTCCAACCAAAAAGTTGGAAGGTGCACCGACCGCAGTCACATACATAACGTTCCCCGAAGGATCGTGGGAAGTACCCGAGCGCACAATGCAATGGCTCAAAGAAGAGCTTAAAAACGTAGAGCTGCAAAGGATGCGGGTCGGCTATGCACAAGAAGCGATCTATAACCACCTCCGTAGTGAAGAAGAACAAGGAACAACCCTGCACGAATCGGCTCGGGCTTACGGCCTACGGCTCGGCATCATCACCGAATAGTCGCATCCAACACTGCGCATTCAGCAGAGTGCGCAGTATGGAGATGATTTTGTCTTCGAACATCTAACAAGGATGAAAAATGAAAGAACTGCGCGTCCGACAGTACCGACTGTTACGGACTAAAGGCTACACCGCAAGTGCCGCGCTCTGGAACGTACGGCACTGCTCAAAACTACTTCTGGCAACAACAGATGTTTGGGGTTCGGCACAACTACACAATTACCAGGTAGTCCTCTTCAACACAGCGCATTCAACAGAGTGCGCTGGATGAAGACGTCTTGTCTTCGAACATCTAACCACGAAGGAATCAAAATGAGCGCAGTCAAAGTAATCAGCCTGCCCTACATGGGCAAACCGGCGGAGCCCAAGCTCCTCCGCACCGAGAACCGCACACGGATGCAAAGCATCCCTGAATCGTCGGAGGTCTTCGATTCACCCGAAGTGATCTTCATTCAAAAGGTTGAGCGCCTGGCAGCCATCCTCGGCTGTACGGAGCGACACGCAGAGGACATCATCCTCCGCCGCCTCTGATCTCCACACGGTTACGTCCTGCTCCGTTCAAAAGCAGGGCAACATCTCACATCTAACTAGGATATATCATGGCTTTCAATCAATCCATCAGCCTGAACACGTTCATATTAGACCTGCCCCTGTCCCTCCGTCGCCAGGTGCTCTTCTCCCTCGTTGGATCCGCCAACGCAAAAATCGTCAACCATGCGATGCGTATTGCGGCCTCACTCCAAGAATACGACTACCGCGAAATTACTCCACGTGAAATTGAACTCCTCGCACAAGGCATCGACGAAACAAACACCCTGACCGAGACGTGCACCATGGCCAACGTCGCGCAGGAATGGCGTGACATGCTCATCTCGTGCACCGGGGACGAAACCTCCGGCAGTATCGCTGGAACAATCACGATGCTGACCGGTAAACAAAAGTTAAGAGCAGTCTCTGCCGCTGGTATCAAACGACTGGAATCAGTCGGTAAGGAAGTTGACCCCGAGCAAATGCGCACCATGCTTCAAGAACGTCTCGCGCGTGATCAGGCACGCGCTGATGAACGAGCAAAGCTCGTCGGGTTTACCGAGTTCGTGATCGACAACGTGTTCCCAGCAACGGGACACGAGGTCGATGCGTATTCAGACAACGACGATTTCTTCAGTCAGCTCTCACCCAAGTCCAAAGAACAGTTCGTCGAGAAGTTCTGCAAGGCGCTTCAGTCAGGAATCAACAGAGCCATTGAAAACGAACTCACCGGCTGGGTCGGTGATGGTGTGCTGTCATCCGCCGACATCGTAATCGCAGAGCAGGTCATTACCGAGGTCATGACAGCGGCGTATCCGCGCACTATAAATGCACCAACCACATCAGTAATGGCAATCCGTGACGGCGACAAAGTCATCAAGCGCATCATCACTGAACCCGTGACTGCCTAACCAAACCAACGCACTCGCACTTCGGTGTGAGTGCGTATCGGTTCGCGCTAAGTCACTATTCATGGGCGCTATGCATTCAATAGCATAGCTACAAAAACAGTAGCAAACACATGCTACTGAAACAATAGCATGGCTACAAAATCAATAGCAACCACTTGCTACACATTCAGTAGCATAGCTATCATTTCAATAGCATGCATGCTACACGTTCGATAGCAGTATTTTGCTATCATTTTCATATCTTGGTTTTGGCTCCATACCCTATATATAAACCCTTCCTTCCTTATCTATATATATACCCTTGAATAGTAGTTAGTAGTAGTAGTAGTAGTATAGATATATAAGGGGATCCAGGGCCTGGACAGGTCCCAAAATTGACTTTTGCTATAACACTTTTTGTCGTCGAACATCCATGTTAGACTGCAAAACGACCACATCGAAATGAAGGACCACTTTTATGCAAATCACCTTTTTGAGTGCTTCGATTCCACTCACCAAGACCTACACCAAGATGCCCGACGGTTCAGTGGAGAAGTCGTCATACCCCAACGTGTGGGAGGTTTCAACGTGCTACGAAAATGTGAGCACGCTGAGTGCGTTCAAAGAAAAGATCGACGAACATGCAGCCCTCGGCCACTGTCTGCTCAAAGGAAACACGATGCGTCCACTCCTCAAAGAGTCACGCAAAGACACCACCGACCGCAGTGCCACAACCGAATTCATCTGTCTCGACCTCGATGGCATCGAGCCTTCAGTCAACCGTATGAACGAAGACGGAGTCTCAGTGCCCACCACTGTCACCGTTGACTACATCCTCAACGCGATGGGCTTGGGCGATGTCTCTTACATCCTCCAATGGTCAGGATCCATGGGCATCGGATCATCGCAACTCCGTTGTCATGTGTTCATCATGTTGACGCAACCGATGCCAGCACCTGTTATCAAGCAGTGGCTTATCCAAAAGAACCACGAGGTGCACATCTTGCGCGAACACCAAGCACTCACCCGCACTGGCTGTGCGCTGACTTGGGGGCTCGACATCACCGCATGTCAGTCTGACAAGTTGATCTACATCGCACCGCCAATCATCAAGGGCATGAAGAATCCACTCGGCGCCAAACCGCGCATCTCCATCGTGGAAAAACCACACACAACTTTTTCGCTTCACACTGCAACCATCAACTCTTCCGACAAGAACAAGCAGCTCACCGAAACACGCATTGCTCAGCTCCGAGAAAGAGCTGACCTCCCCAAACGCAAGCTCACATACAAGCATGTGGGCAACCACGAAGTCCTAGCCAAACCTGGCGAGTGCACAGTCACCGGCATGAAGGTCGACCGTGGGTTTGTGTACCTCAACCTCGACGGAGGTGACTCCTGGGGCTACTTCCATCCGGAAAACAACCCGGACTACATATTCAATTTCAAAGGTGAGCCCACATATCTCACCCGTGAGCTCGTACCCGCATATTGGGAAACCCTCCAGACTCAGGCATACCGCATCACCTCATCCGGTGTCATCCACCTCGCGTTTCTTGACCGTCTAACATCTACTTACTACCGTGGGACCTACAACCCAGACCAAGATCTTCTCGATATCCTTCCGGCCAAGAACGAGACCATGCTCCGGCACTATGCCGAAGCCAACGGCCTTCGCCTTGGCAACGTGATCCCCGAATGGACTATTTCATTCAACCCACTCAACCCTGAGCGCGTGGACTTCGAAGCTCGAACCATTAACACGTTCGAGCGCACCCCATACATGAAGCAAGTCGTCAAACGTGTCGCCACGTGCCCACCAAAGATCGCTTCAATCATCAACCACGTGATGGCCAACGACACCAAAGCCATCGATCACTTTATGAATTGGCTAGCATGCATTGCTCAAAACCTAAACCGCACACGCACAGCGTGGGTGTTTCAGGGAACACAAGGCACCGGCAAAGGCATCCTCTTCGAGCGAGTGCTTGCGCCGATCTTTGGGCGTAGCCAAACCATCATCAAGCGCAGTGCCGAGCTGAATGAAAAATGGACAGACTTCGCAGAGAATAAATTTCTTGTCTTTATCGATGAGATCCAAACCTCTGCCCTCCAGGATGAAGCCGGTGTCATCGCCACGCTGAAATCCATGATCACGAACCCGACCCTTCAAGTTCGTGCTCTGTACCGTGCTGCCTACTCCGTCATAAACTTTACAAACTGGATCTTCTCGTCGAACCAGTCCGATCCAGTCACCGTACCGAAGAACGACCGCAGGTTCAACGTCTCTCCCTACCAATCCAAGCCCTTCCCCAAACCCACTGATGAATGGCTTGACTCTCTTGAAGCCGAGCTCGCCGCCTTCTACAACTTCCTCATGTCCTATGAGGTCGACAAAGAACGCGCTGCGACTCCGCTCGAGAACGAAGCACGTGACAACCTGATCCAACTATCTCAAACCACAGCCGAGTCCACGGCCTCGGCCATTCAAGAAGGAGACTTCACATATTTCATAGACCAACTGCCTACCGACAACACGCATCGTTACTCGGTGCAGGACCAGGAGAAGATCGACAAATACCGTCGCACTCTCTACGACCTCCTGACCCGCACACGCGCAGACGGTGCGTGCAACCTCTCACGCGATGAGTTGTTCAACATCTTCGACTACACAGTCGGAGGTATGAACAAATCGCCCACGTCCTTCGCAAAATATCTCGGCCATCGCCAGATCTACGTGAAGTCCGTGGCCATCCATGGTCGCACAGTGCGCGGCATCCAGACTGAGTGGAAGAGTCCACAAGATTTTCCTCAGCTTGTCACCACGCATTTCAACGACATCCACACCGCTCTGTCCACAATCAGGAAGGCAAAGGCAACAACATGAGCACCTATCACTACGACTACAAGTTCGACGACAACATCCTCAGCTGCGAGCTCGACTATCAGCCCGAAGAACGCACCACCTACTGGGACCCCGGCTGCGCAGCCGTGATGGAGCTGACCGCAGCCCGGATCAAGGACGTAGACATCTACGACCTGCTCGATCCGAAGCTCAAACGTGTTATCGAGATCCGAGCCCTCAACAAGAGCTTCCAGGACGCTAAGGAAGCCGCCGAAGATGCCCGCATCGCCCGCTGGGAGTACGCATGATCCACACCCCAACCGTCCTCCACCTCCCCAGCTTCCTGAATCAGCTCCGTGCTGAAGGCTACGCCGTCATCATCTTCACACCCGGTGAGCTCCACGGACTCACCCCTAGCGTGGTCGAAGAATGGATGTACACTGCGGGAAATCGCTACATCCTGAACGCCTCAGCAACCCACCTGGAGCACAACTGCCATGTTGCGCATATCTAACATCTTCTTTCGACGCACCGTAGACGACCTGGCCAAAAACGAGCTCAAAGAGGCCCAGGAGGGCCTTTTACAGGCCCAGGCGGGCCTTGAGTGGGCCCAGGCCATGGTTACCTACCACCAGACCCGTATCGCCCGTTTAAACGCTTATTTTGAGGCCCAAGAATATGACAAAACAGACCCTGAGACACCTGATCACCCTGCTCACCCTACTTCTGGTTTTCCTCGCTGGCACATACGCGGATCGTACTGACCACGCCCTCAGCTGCTCAAGCCGGAGCCAAGGAGCCGCACGATGAGTCCTCCGATGCCAATCATACGGCTTGAAATTGAGCGCATGAAAGAGTCGATGTATCACGCGATTTCACAACGTGCTTTAGACATCGATGCACATATCCGATCTGCACTAGATGCGTACTGCACTACAAGCAACCTGCAAGAGGTTATACAGCACGAGGCTACTCAGGCTATCGACGCAGCAGTGAGAGAAGAAGTTCGCCGCTTTTTTCAACACAGTAGCGCCGCTGGGCGCCAAGCAGTACGCCAAGCTGTCATTGCCCATTTAGATCGGATAGACAGTATTCACCGGGAGACAGATCGATGACATCACCAGCCATCCACTGGGTTGAGCACGCCATGGCCCTGGCCTACCGCATGGCTGAAGCCAGGCTCGAGCTCGAACGGCAGCACTGCGCTGCCCGTGCGAACGAGTGGGCGCACAGAGTGAAGGAGCTGCGCGAGCACCTGAAGACTGATAAATTCGATCTCATTACTGAGAGGAACATCGATGAGCATACTTGACCAATCAAAGAATCTGCAGAGCCTCGTGCCTGACCACAGCCTGCTGCATACGCGTATCGATATAGCAGCGCAACGTTTACGACTCGACGTCGCCAAGGAGCTCCTAAACCTCGGCGTGCCGCCGACGCCCGACAACGTGTCAAAGATCATCGACGGGCTTCCAGCCGACGTACTAAGCGCCGAAATCGCGCGTAGAACATGAGCTACACCATCAACACAGCGAGGACGGCAGCGGTTTCATCTGAAGCCGTCTTCATGTCGATGGACACCTGCCCACGTGCCGTGAAGGTCATCCTGCTCGGCGCCGGGGGCGTGGCGACTATCGGCCAGTACAACGGCCCTAAAGACACATTCTGGGTGGGCTGGTATCCACTACCGAAGAAGGGGAAAGAACCATGCCACCACATCTACATGCCATCACCGATTGAGCTGTTGTCAGCAAGGAGGGCCAAATGACAAAGTATTTTTGCGTCGTTGACACGGAGGATGAAAAATGCCTTGGGGTAGATTGTTTCGACGACCCAGAGACAAGGGGCGACAAATGACCGACAGAGAACTGCTCGAACTCGCTGCAAAAGCTGCTGGGCTGAACATCAAGAGCTACGCTGTCGATAGCGACGGCAAGCTCACCCACTTGATCGTTGGACGCAAATTCACTAAAGAGAGGGTCGCCTGGAACCCACGCACAGACGATGGAGACAGCCGTAGATTGCAAATGCAACTCAAGATAAGCCTTGAGTGCACCACTCACTACGCCGCCGCGTCTTATCAAGGGTTTGTGGTGCAGAAAATGTATGGTGGTGACCCAGCGGCAACAGCAAGGAGTGCTGTGTTGCAAGTTGCCGCTGAGATCGGGAGGAACAAACAATGACCCGCGACGAAATCAAAGACCTCGCCATCGCAAGCGGGTTCACACTCCGCGAGCAACCGGACGGACGGATGGACCTCAACTCCTACGTTTATGACTTCGCCTACAGACTGCTCTCAAAGCAGTACGAGGTTATCTGTGCAGAAAGAGACAAATGAATACCATGAACCACATCCTCACCCGCTTCTATTGCCCCAAATGTGGCACATCCTGGGAGCAGCGCTCCTCACTCAAACACATCTGTCCAAACTGCCAAAGGAAGCAAAATGATAACAAGCTGGTACAAGCTCTTAGCAAAAGCCGCTGAATCGCGCAACGAGAATATCGCCAACATCGTGCATACGATGACCGAAGAAGAACTACACGCCGAGTTCTGTGACGATTATGGGATCCCAGAGGGATGCCACTTCACCGCATGGGGACCGAACTGGGTCTACTTCCCTCTTGACTATGACGGTACCGAATCAGTCGGCTCAGCCCCACGTAACCCATGCGACATAAAACTCGCACACCAAGGGATGAATAAACCATGAAACTCAAGAAACTCAACGACCTTGCCGTGACCCCATCCTACGCAACCCCCGGTTCGGGATGCTTCGACCTGTGCTCAACCGAAACCGCCATGATCTACCCTGGCAAAGCTCACATCTTCGGTACCGGCTTGTCTTTCGAAGTGCCGAGCAACCACACCATGCTCGTCTTCTCCCGCAGTGGACTCGGCTTTAAACACCACATCCGCCTCTCAAACTGCGTCGGGGTCGTCGACTCCGACTATCGGGGGGAGGTTCGGATTTCCGTCCACAACGATGGTGAACAACCGTTCGTAGTCAACGCGGGCGACCGCATCGCCCAGGCAGCGGTCTTACCGTTCAAGCAGCAGACGTTTGAGGTGGTGAAGGAACTCACCATCACGCGTCGCAGCGCTGGTGGCTTCGGCTCCACCGGCGTCTAACATCTAACCCCTCAGCCCGTACGACCTCGCAAGAGGTCTGGGCATAACTCACTCTAAAGGAAATTCATCATGGCACACGCTCTCGATTTCTCCACCGGCAAAGCCGCCTTCGCCCGCGTCGCTCAATCCACCCCTCCCTGGCATGGCCTGGGTCAAGAGGTTGACCAGAACGCTTCGCTTGAAGTCTGGGCGCAGCAGGCTGGTCTCGATTGGCACGCCAACCGCTCTGTCGTTGAGTACATCAGCGGCAACACCCTGCACACATACCAGGACAAACACGTCCTATACCGCAGCGACACGGGCCGGCCTCTGTCTGTCGTGTCGGCGGACTACAAGATCGTGCAGCCGCTTGAAATCATCGACTTCTTCAAAGACCTCACCGCTTCGAGCGGGTTCCAGATTGAGACGGTGGGTGCCTTGAAAGAAGGCCGTCGGATCTGGGCACTTGCCCGTGTCGGCGAGAACGCGAAGATAATGGACGACGAGGTAGCGCCCTACCTCATGCTCGCCACGAGCTATGACGGAAGCATGGCGACCATCGCCAAGTTCACATCCGTTCGGATCGTCTGTAACAACACGCTCCAGGCATCGCTGCGCAGCTCAGCCGGCAGGAAGCAGGTGACAGTCCCACACTCTGCTGTTTTCGACCCTGAGAGCGTACGCGCAGAGCTGGGCCTTGCGATAGAAGGCTGGGGGCTATTCAAACAGAAGGCTCTTCGGCTGGCCAAGAAAACCTTAAACACTGCAGAGACTGACGAGTTTCTCATCGAGCTGTTCCAGTCGGTCACCCCGATGAAGGCCGTAGACCCAGAAACTGTAAGGAAATCAAAGGGTTATAAGCGCATCATGCAGCTCTTCAACGGCGATCAACGCGGTTCGTGCATGGATGCCATGAACTTCACACTCTGGGGAATGGTGAACGCGGTGACTGAATACGTCGACCACGAGCAGGGGCGCAGCCAGGACAACCGGCTCGAACAGGCTTGGTTTGGAACCGGAGCGAAGTTCAAGGAGCTAGCGTTCGAGGTGGCTGAGGAGATGTTGGCATGACAACAACTGACCTTGACTACGGCGCTCTCGAGCGCCTCGCTTACATCAACGGACAGGCCGAGCTCGCAGAGCTCTACGACAAGGCTGCTGCATTCGAGGCTATCAACCTTGATGAGATCAAAAAGCACACGTACAACCAGGGGTTCGCTGCCGGCAAGACGGCGGCGTCAGACGCCGCCCTCGTCGCAGAAGTGCAGAAGCTGAAAGGAGACCTTGCCCAGGAGAAGGAGAACTTCGCAGAACTCCTGCAAGCCTTCGACTACTTCCTGAAGTGGCTTGGCACTGACGTTGCGAAGAAGGCCACCAACAGGAAACGAGGGGTAGAGACCCTTGTTTCCTGGCTCAGGAGATGGAGGTGACACCATGAAGTTAGTCCCAAAATGCCGCCACTATCGGCTACTGTGCACCCAGTAAACGAGGACACCGACGAAACCAACTACGACGTAGAGGTCGCAACGCTTTAATTCAAGGAGTAAACCATGGGCTGGTTATTTGAACACCACGACCGAGGTCGCGAAGCCTTCCTCAAGCGACTCACCGACAAGTCTCACTTCGGTGAGGCCTACACACCAATCAAATTCCGCGTCGTAGGCAACCACGTGTGGCAGGCTGTGCGCTACGATCCAGTAGGTGAAGTGTTTATCTATCTCCACCTGATTGCGAAACAGCGCAACGGTGGTTGGGGGTACAAGGGCATGAGTGAGGACATGGGGCCGTACTTCTACGATTGTCCGTTGAGCCTGCTCGAGCTCTGCACAGGACCAAACACCAGTGGGTCCAGAGAATGGCGCGAGAAAGTACGGGCATACCACACGGCGAAGAAGGCGATGCCAAAACCCGAGACAGGTCTGGTCGTCAAGTCAGGCAGCTACACATACCAGCTGCTGGAGAAACTTGCGCCACGCAGAGGGTGGAGGGTCAAGGAAGTTGACACCGGGGCGACGTACCGGATGCCCGCAGCTCAACTGTCGCGGGCCTTATCCACAACCCAAGCACCTGTGGATAACTCCGCCCAATCGAAACATGAGACTTTATGTTAAGTTCAAAAACCGAAGCGGAAACGGAAGTTATCCACAGCCCGGTGCTGATACCGGACGGCGACTACGTGTTGACTGAGGGCGCAGCTTGGCTCGATACGAAGGGATTCGCCATCCGCGTACATAGCACTGATGAAGGCATCATCGTAGACATCTACGATGCTGAGGTTGCAAAGACTGGTGACTTCGACGCCGCGCTCATTACAAGCACTTTTGCATACAACCATGAACTCGGGGTTGACGAATCTGTCTAACATCTACGTTAGAATCTTTCAAAGACGTCTAACAAGGAAATTCAATGAGCACACCGCAAGCCACCAGCTGGTCGTTCAGCCGCCTTGCTGACTTCACCCGCTGCAAGCTGGCGTTCAAGATCAAAC